TAGAATATACAACATGCAGTCGAACTCCTCTGACTGTGTTGGATTGTCAGGCGAGTTCTTTGCCGCTTCTGTGCTACAACGCCGATTTAAGGCGATAGCTTTTGCAACCTCTAGTAGCCCATTTGACCTTATATGCGAAAGTAACGCGGGTTTGTTCTATAGGTGCCAAGTGAAATCAACAGCCTCCACTAACACAGTAAATACTTTCAAATACTGGATGTGGCGAACCTCTAGAAGCAAAAACATGCCATACAAGAAAGGCGATGTTGATTTTTTTGCGTTGGTGTCTTTGCCCTCGCGTGCAGTCCTTTTTGTATTGCCTAGAGATATAAAAAGCTGTTGTTACAGAGTTCGGGTAGACAGTTTAGATCAAAATGTTGAGAACGAATCTTTAAACCGGGTATTGGAGACTTTTAGTGAGTGATTTTAAGTATTTTAAAAGAGAAGACTTTTGCTGTTCTGAGACCGGTGAAAATCGCATTGAAGACGAGTTTATAAAAAAACTAGATCACCTTAGAAGCGTGTTGGGTTGGCCTATGATTGTGACGAGCGGGTACAGAGACCCCAGCCACTCTGCTGAAATTACTAAGCCTAACGGCGGCGGATATCACACTAAAGGCATTGCTGCTGACATTAAAGTAGTCGGCGGTAAACAAAGACACGAAATCATAAAGCACGCAATGGCACTAGGGTTTTCAGGCGTAGGGGCAGCTAAGACGTTTGTTCACTTAGATGTGCGAGAAGACACTCCGATGTTATGGACATATTAGGAAAGAAAATGACAGAAGAATCTAAGACGGCTGTAGATGTTGTTGCGGCAAGCACTGGGCTTGCAAGTCTGTTCACATGGTTACCACCAATGGCTTCACTGCTTACCATTATATGGATGGCGTTAAGAATTTATGAATCCGACACTGTGCAAAAACTTTTAGGCAACAAATAGTGGGTATATTAAGCACAATTTTAGGAAGCGGAGATGTTGTAAGTAAAGGTCTTGACCTTATTGACTCAATGCACACCTCTGAGACTGAAGCCATAGAAGCTAAAACAATGGCGAAAACTCAACTTTTAACTAGTTACGCACCATTTAAGGTTGCACAACGCTACATAGCTTTAATATTTGGATTTACATTTGTTGGGTCTTATTTAATGGTTCTCGTTTTGTTTTTTATGGGGCGTGACATAGCGGCAGTTCAAGAGCTTATAACAGCTTTTAAAATAGATTGGATTATGCTGACGATTGTCGGCTTTTATTTCGGTGGGGGAGCTTTTGAGGGACTCGCCAGCAAGAAGGAGAAAAAATAATGGGTCTTGAATCAAACACAAGCTCAACATATATCGACGGCTTGGTAGCAACCAACCCGACCAGTGCTGACAATGTAGGCGATGGTGATAATCACATTCGTCTGATCAAAGACGTTCTCAAGAGATCGTTTTCTGGAATAACCGGTGAAGTCTCTGCAACACACACAGCACTTAATTTAGCGGCAACAGAGATATCGGCTGCTACCAATGCAGCCACCGCGTCAACGGTTGTGAAGCGCGATAGCGGTGGTAATTTTTCAGCGACTGTCGTTACTGCAAACCTTATAGGTAATGTAGTAGGCAGTGTCCAAGGAGACGTTTACGCAAGCAATGGGGTTGCAAAGGTTCTGGAAAACGGAACTGATGGAACCGACGCAATAATAACAGCAGATGTTACCGGTGACTTAACCGGTACTGCTGAAATAGCGTCAAGGGTTGACATCCCCTCGGTGTCAGCAGATACAGAATACCGCATGGTGTTTGGTCAAGACCTTAACGCTGGCGGCGGCGGCGGCAGTAGTAGCGGATCCAATCCAGAGTATCTTTTTAAAGACTTAGACGGAAGTTTTCATTACAACCCAAGCACTAACACATTAACAGCCGGTAATTTTAGCGGGGCTGTTGCTTTAGCAAATGTCACTGGACTGCAAACTGCTCTAGATGCAAAGACAACGCCAGCCGCTGCAAAACTAGCAGCATGGCCTATTGGATCAATATACACCTCTGTAAACTCAGCTAACCCAAGCACCTTGTTTGGTGGAAACTGGGAGGCATTTGGCGCGGGTAAAGTGTTAATAGGCATAGATGCGTCAGACACCGATTTCGATACGGTTGAGGAAACTGGCGGCGCTAAGACACACGCATTATCGATTGCAGAAATGCCAGCTCACAGCCACACATACACGTTAGAAAACACAAGAGGTGCGGGTAGTCCGGGCGCTGGAAACGGAGATTCAAGCTTTAGCACACCTAACACCAGCACTGTCGGCAGTGGGGCAGCGCACAACAACGTGCAGCCGTATATTGTAGTTTATATGTTTAAGAGAATTGCAGATTAATGGCATACGTCCCACTAAGAAATATTGGCGCTGGTGGTGTAGTCACCGACCAAGACCCTTACGACTTGGAGCTTACTCAGTTTCCAAATGGAAACAACGTGTCATTTCACGAGGGGCGAGTTGGTAAGGCTTTAGGCCACAGTGTAAGAGCATCAACGACAGCGGCACCTACGCACGTTCAAGGCTGGGTGTATAGCGGCAACAATACAGTAGTAATTGGCACTCTAAATAAAATTTACAGGTATGACGGTTCTTCAGAGACTAACGTAACGAAGACATCTGATTCTACTAACTACAGTAACAGTGATAGATGGCAATCTGAGCAGATCGGAACAGCTATCATGATGAACAACGGCAGCGATGTTCCGCAGTTTATGCAGCCAACTCAAAATCGTTTTCAAGACCTCACCGCTTGGCCTAGTGGAGTCACAACGCAATGCCTCAAACCCTATAAGTCTTTTTTGGTTATGGCGGGTTATGAGTCAAGCAGCAGCAAGCACCCGTACACGGTTAGATGGTCACATGAATATGAACCCACGGGCGTGCCAACCGATTACGCGGTAAACAGTACGACGAATTTAGCCGGAGAAAACACGCTTTCAGGCAACAACGGTAACTTGATAGACCAGCTCACGTTAAATAACTCTCAGATAATTTATGCCGAGCGCGGTGTTTTTGCTATGGACTTCATAGGTGCGCCTTTAGTCTTTGCCTTGCTTGTAGAGAGATTTTTTCGGATGACGGAAGCATTAATAGAGGAGCTTGTGCTCAATTCTTTGGCAGTCATCTGGTGGTGGGTCACAGCGACATATATGTCCACGACGGTAACCAAAAAAGAAGCATTGTTGATAAGCGCGTTAGACGCACATTTTTCAATTCGCTAAGTGATAAGCGCAGCGTCTTTTGTCAAACGATAACGGATCGCTCAGAGGTTTGGATTTGTTACGCAGATTCAGACGCCGCGAACGCTCAGACAGCAAACAGGGCGTTAGTCTATAACTGGGCGCAAAACGCGTTTACGTTTATTGATCTTCCAAACCTCAGAGCCTTAACGGTTTCAGAGAAAATGAACACCGACGGCGGCTGGGATGATGTTGCTG